CTAGAACGGCGGCTCTTCGCCGTCGTCCGTGCTGCTGCCGGCCGCTTCGTCGTCACCCGCGCTGTCGTCGTCGCAGTACATCCAGCCCGCGTAATCGACTTCGAGCCGCTTGTTGGGGTACTCCGGCGTTGGGGTGTTGTGCTTGACGTTGCAGAACACCATCAGCCCGGCCGGGTCGCCGACCGAACCGAGCTTGGTGACGTATCCCCGGTCGTCCAGGATGGAGATGTACGGGTCCTTCGACTTGGCCCCGATCGCGTCCAGGAAGTTGGCGACGTTCTTGGCGTTGGCGACCGTGAAAGCCAGGTGCTGAAACACCGGCGCTCCGTCGTACTGCTTGTGGTTCCGACGCCAGGTGCCGTCGATCGTCGCCAGGATGACGAACTTGTCGTTGCCGCCGGATCCGTCCTTCTTCTTGGCGGATATGTCCTTCTTGATCGACTGGATCAGGAAGCGGTACGTGCCGGCAGGCGGCAACTCGCCGGAGTACCGAGTGCGAGTCTCGGCCCGCTCCGCGCCTTCGATGTCGTCAGCGGTAAGCGGGTTGTCGCCCGCACCCCATGTGGCTTTTGGCATTGGCGTTTGTCTCCTTGGTTTTCGTTACCGGCGCGCTGGTGCGCGTCGGCGTGCGGGGGTGGCCTTTTTGTAGCCGACCACTTGGGCGTCCGGCGGCTCGATCGCGGCCGGACCGACCACCTGACCCTCGATGGCGTTCTGGTGGCCGGAGTCGATAACGGCGTTGAGCTCCTTCATCGTCGCGTCGTCCGTGAAGCGGCCGAGCGCGTTGAACTGGTCCTTGGCGAAGTACGTGGTCTCCGTCTCCGCGTTGCGCGTCATCTGCCAGATGATCCGCCGGACCTCGACCGCGCCAGCGTCCGTCTGCTTGATGCGAGGGCTCATGTAGCCGACCGCATGCATCAATCCGCAGATATAGCTGGCGATCTCGTAGCCCTTGCCCTGGATCGACGGGTAGACCAGCTGCTCGCCGGTGGACTTGTCCTCCGGGAACATGGCGTGCGCCGTGAAGAGCGTGTTGCACGGGAGGTCGATCAGCCGGGAGACCCAGGACTTGATCATGTTCTGGGCGTTGAAGTAGTCCGGCTTGTCGGGCAGGTTTCTGTGCGCCCGCTTGGCGGGATTGGCGTCGTACGCCTCGGCCGCGTAGTTCAGCAGGAACTTGTTCTGCATCGTTCCGAGGCCATCTGCGATCACCCAGTCGAACTGGGACGCTCCGCCATCCTCAAGCCAGGCCGCTGCCGCGACTGCGGTTGCGGTGTCCGGGATGAGCCGAGCCTTACCGGTCGCACCCAGCCGCGCCGCGCTGATATAGCCCGGCTCCCCAGCCAGGAACAGGATCCGGCCCGGCACCGTACCGGCGAGAACGGTCTTGCCGGAGCCCGGTCCGCCGTAGACCATGATGTTCTTGTACTCCGTTGCGCCGTCCAGGTCGAACATGCCGGCCGCAAATTCGTTGGTAGTCATGCCGGTTCGTTCAGTCGCCATCGCGGTATCCCAACTCCTTACGACGATTCCGCCGAACGGCGGCAGCCATCGTCGCTGACTTCTGGGACGCCAGATCCACAGCCGCCCGAATGGCGGCCGGAAGCGGCGCACCTCCCAGACCCTCGTTGCTAGTCCCAGGCGCTTCGCCATAGACCGTGTAGTGGCTGATGGTCTTGCCGTCCGCCTTGACGCGGATGGTCAACTCCGCCTCTACGTCGTAGTTCTCCCAGACCGGCATCAGGCGGACCACCGGTGTGCGACGTTGCGCTTGTTGAGGTCGGTCGCGATGAGGCGACGCCGGACCGGACCGAGGTGCGGAACCGCGTTGATCTCCGCGTCGGTCATCCGGGTGAGCGCGAGGACGTTGCGGATACCGCCCTTGTACAACAGGAGGTACGCGCCGCCGGTCTGCGGATCCGTGTGGGCCTCAGCGATCGCCAGCGTCTTCATCCGGGAGAGCACCGAGTGCATCGCCAGATCCCGCATCCACGCAGCGAAGTACGGCGTGGTGCCGGTCCGCGCGCCGGAACGCACACGACGCACCTGGCCCTCGCCTAGCAGGGCGCGTCTCTGCTTTCTGTTGGAGGGCACCAGTTTCTCGTCTGCCGGATGCTTCTTTGCCGGCAGCATTTGGCTTTGGTCCATTGGGTTTGGCTCCTTTGGTTGTGAAGTGAGCTTACTCCGGCGCGCGACTGCCGCTAGCGCCTACTCCTCAGCGCTCTTGCGGTGGTCGGCGTACGGGTCCATCTGCTTGAATGCCGCGCTGCGGAAGTCCTTCCAGTTCCCTTGCCGCTCCTGGAGTTCGCACATCTGGAAGAAGTCGCAGTCCCAGCCGCAGTCCCGCGTCGGGCGCTTGATGACGGGAAGGTACCCGTCGCGGATCGCCATCATGTGGATGGCTTCGTCTTGGATCCGGCGGAGTTGGGTCTGCCGCTCCGCGTTGGTGCGGTTCACCATATACCGCGTGAAGAGCGGCTGCGGCTGGACCTTCGAGCGTTCGCCAATCACCTGGATGTCCATCTTGTTGGCGATCACCGCAAGCATCTGGAGGGACTCCTTCCCGGTAAGTGGAGGTCCCAGCCAGGAGCCGGATGGTCCCGGAGCAGGCATCTTCGCTCGCTCAGCGTCAATAGCCGCAACGTAATCCGCCTTGACCGGCTTGTTGCAGGCGTAGCCCTCCGCGTCGCGGGGGCGGTCATCAGGCTTGGCCTTGCGAACGAAGTTGTAGTTGATGCCTGCGATCTTCTGGCCCGGCTTGAGGATCCCGGCCTTGGCCAGTACATGGCTCGCGACGGCCCAGTAGCTGCCGGCCTGATCGTCGAGCGTGAGGTGCGTCGTCACGACGGCCTTGGCGGTCTTGGTCTCCAGCAACTCGATCCGGCCGGTAGCCAGGTCTTGGTACACGCCATCGAAGGTGCCGTTGTAGGACAACATCCGCTCCTCGATGCCGTCGACATCGTAGAGCGTCTGCCGCTCCTTCGGCCACGGCACGTCGAGCTGGAACGCTTGCTCCGCCTGGATGAACCGCCATTGCGGGTCGGTCCCGTAGTGCTTGACGTACTCCTCCATCAGCGTGATGCCGAGGCTCGTTCCATCCTCATACGCCGCAACAGTTTCGTCGTCCGCATCGGCGACCTTGATGGAGTGCAGCGCGTCTCCCGCGTACGTGGCGAACGTCTCGGCCGGGTGCGGACCACGCTTGGTGCCGGGGAGGTACCACTCCGCGAAGGCGAAGTGGACGCCGGTACCGAACCACAGCGGAGTCTTCTCAGCGCCCTTCGGCTTCAGCCCTTCCCGGTACGCCCACCACCATTTGGCGGGGCAACGTTTGAAGGCGGAGCGTTCCGAGGTGCGGAGGATGATGGTCACGAGAAGCCCTTCAGCCGGAGCGCGATCAGGACCAACATGATGGCCCCTGAGCCCACGAGGAGCGTGCTCCCGCCCCAGAGGCAGAAGACTGCCCAAGCCGGGTCAGATCGGTGGGCAGAATTGGAATGCGGTGGGTCTACCGGCCACGGCCGCTCGATGTCGAGCCGGGTCATCTGGAGTTCCACTTGCTGGTCCCTTCGAAAAGACCCAGCCCGCCAGTCGTCGTGGGCCTGGCGGGCTGGGGGTCTTACCGGATCAGAACGGCGCGTCCGCCGGAGCGGCAGCCGGAGACGCGGCACGACGCGCCGGGGGACGCCGGGCCGGACGCGGGGCGGCAGCCGGAGCGGCCTTCGCCGGAGCGGCCTTGGCCGCCTTCGCGGCCTTGGCGGGCTTGGGGGCCGGGGCCTCTGCCGGCTCGGCCGGAGCGGCGGCTGCCTTCGCGGCCTTGGCCGCCTCCTTCGCCTCGGCGGCTGCGGCGCGATCGGCCTTCAGCTGCTCGCGCTCGGCCGCCTTCGCCTGACGGGCCTCGGCGTTGGCCGCACGCTCGGCCGCCGTGGCGTCGCGGTTGTGGTCGGACGCCTGGTAGGGGATCCGGAGCGCGACACCGAGGCGGACACCCTCGTTGAACGCCTCCTCCTTGGTCTTGGCGGAAGCGGGCGCGTAGCCGACTTCGTCACCCTTCAGCCACTCCGCGAAGCGCGCCTGGAGTGGGGTCGGCGGCTGGCCGAGCGGGTACGTGTAGTCGATCGGCTCTTCTGCGACGTCGGTCATGTCGTAGCTCTCCTTGGTAGATTCTCTCTGCGACCGGCCAAGCTTACTACGTGACAGCCGGTTGCCGATAAGGGTTGGTCAGCGACGGATCTTCATACTGGAAAGTCTTACGGTTCCACGGATTCCGCGTTGGTACCGCGTTTCTTCGAGCGCGTCCAACTCCTTCTCGCGCCGTCCACGCTCGATCCGGATACCCACCTGGAAGGCCAGGTATCCGGTGATCGGGATCAGCGTCAACAGTACCCAGCTCACTTCATGAACTCCTTGGCGCGCCTGGCGATCGCCGCACCGTCCAGCACCTTCAGACCGGCCTTCTTGGCCTCGGCGTTAGCGGCTGCGATGTGCTCCTCGATGGTGCCGAGCGACCGCAAGTAGTAATATGACCTGGGCACGATCTTACGCTCCGGGTTGCGGTTGTCGATCCGGCCTTCCAGCTGCTGCTGCTCGTCGTCAACGTACGTCTCGTCCAGCACGATCATGATGTCGGCTGCGTCGAGCGTGATGGCCGAGCCTCCAGCCTTCGTGTTGATCCACAACAGGTTCAGGTCGGAGTCGACGTCCTCAAACTCATCCACGGTCCTCTGTCGAGCCGGGCCGGTCTGCTCGCCGGTGATCGATCCGGCGCGGATCTTGTCCTTGAACTCATCCTTGACGCCGTATGCGAAAGCCTTGAGTAGTTGGGTGAACTGGCTTGCGATCACCAGCTTGGAGGCCGGACGGTCCGGGAATCCCAACTCCTTCAAGAACTCCACGATCCA